TCGGGACAGAGCTTCTTCTGAAGGACGTAGACATCAAGTTTACCCGCCACAACTACGATAATATCCAGAGCAAGGCACAGGTCCTTGTTTCTATGCTTAATAACTCGCATATTCACCCTGCACTCGCGTTTGAACACTGCGGTATGTTCAGCGATCCGCAGTCCGCTTTCAATATGTCTGAGAATTACTATCAGGAGCAGATGCAGAAATGGGAGCCGGTAGATGTCAATGACGATTTACAGTAGACTGGATAAACTACTCCCAGGAACGAAAAAGGCCCTTCGAAGAGAGTTCAATCGGCTCTCTGTCATGGGCTTTGACGAATTGAACGTTCTGAACACCAAAAAGGCCACGAAAGAGCTTTTCGAGCGTCTTGTTTCCAGAAATCAGAAAATGTATCTCGATAGCGGGTACTTTGCGTATCAATTTGCATTTGAAAGAGCTGAAGAACAAGGTTTTCGCGTGGAAAAGCGAACAATAGACAATATTTGGGTTCAAGAATACCTGAAATCATACAATCCTATTACAAGGTATATCTACGATCAGGAGACAGACAGACGCAGGATGCGGCTGAATGAAGCCATTTTGACAGATCGAGCTTTTAACAGCCGGGAGGATTTTCAGACCGACTTGCGAAAAGCTGCTTCATATTGGTGGATACAAACCGCACAGTACGGAATCGGCATTTGCGATCAGGCAATGCTGGACGCCTATATTGATTCCGGCGTTCAGAAGGTCGTTTGGCGCACAATGGAAGACGGAAGAGTTTGCGATGACTGCGATGCGCGGGACGGCGTCGTATACGACGTCAATAAAGTTCCGCCAAAGGAACACTACGGGTGCAGATGTGTCCTGCTCCCGGTTGGGAGGCGCGATTGATTGCTGGATAGAGAGGTTATCGAAGTTGTCGAAGCGATTCTGAAAAATGGTGGAATTGCAGAGATCAAGGAAGAGCGGGCCGGAATCGTCGTTGTAGATGTTTCCAGAAAGGTAAAATACCGGCCTGAAAAAAAGTGAATATCGTCCTATTGATAAGGTGATGTTCAATAGAAGCGACAAGGTACGGTCGGCAAGGGATTTTTCCCTTGCTGGCCGTTTTTGTTTGTGCGGAGATGCACATTAAAAAGCCCAGAAAAGACGGAGACGTCTATAAGCCCAAAATAGTTGAGAGAACAACGATAAAAACCCAAAGGAGAAAAATTATGAAAATTGACACAAGCAAAATTCCTAATTTCGACTCGCTCCCGGAAGAAGCGAGAAACGCCATTCTCGGAATGGAGTTTTCCGATCCTGTAGATATGGCACAGTTCGTCTCTAAAGCTACCTTCGACAAGAAGGCATCCGAAGCTGCTGATCTGGCGAAGCAGCTTAAGGCGAAGATGACGGACGATGAGGCAAAGGAGGCCGAGCGGGCCGAAAATGAGCGGAAAATCATGGAAGAACTTGAAACCCTTCGGAAAGAAAAACAGATTTCTGAGTACACTTCCAGATATTTGACGCTCGGCTATGATGCGACGTTGGCGGCAGATACGGCAAAGGCATTTTCCGACGGGAATATGGACGCTGTTTTTGAAAATCATCAGAAGCACCTTGACGCTGTCAAAAAAGCCGCTGCCGCCGAAAGCCTTGCCAAAAATAACGACCTGCCTGCCGGGAAGGACACTGGTGGCATGACAATCGAAAAATTCCGCAAGATGACGCCGCAGGAACGGTACGATTTTTCGGAAAAACACCCTGAAGAATATAAAACACTATATGGAGGTAACTAAAATTGGCAAATAAAGTTTACGAGAATTTCTATCTTTCCAATGAGATCGAAGATCAGTACAACTCTCACCTCGATCTTACCCAGTTTTGCACTGTAGACAATAACCTCGTCGGCACTCCCGGCATGAAGCGCATGATCAACGTCTACAGTGCTACGGATGGCACAGAAAAGCTTGCCATGACGAAGGGCAACACTCAGACGATCGAAGTTTCCTTTACTCAGAAGGAATATGAGATCCTGCTTGCGCAGAACCGTTTCGCCTACTACGACGAAGAAGCCATGAAGGACCCGATGACCGTTCCTGTCGGCACTCGCCGAATGGGTACCGGCCTGTTCAATACGGTCAATGCGGATGTCTACGCAGAATACGCGAAAGCGACCAAAGTTGTTGTTGTGTCCAAGCTGGACTTTGCGGCCTTCGCCGACGCGCAGGCTATGCTCAACCTTGAAAATCTCGAAGATGTCACCATCTTTGCTTTTGTCTCCCCGACTGATGTTGCAGAACTCCGCAAGGAACTGAAAGATACTCTTCAGTATGTCGAGGCGTTCGCAAAGAACGGATATATCGGCACCGTCGCTGGCGTCAACATTTACACCAAGAAGGATGCGACGAGCGGCTCTATCTACATGGCGACCAAAGAAGCGGTCACGCTGTTCAACAAGAAGGGAACTGAAGTTGAGCAGGAGCGTGACGGCAACACCAGAAAGAACACGATCTACTCCCGCAAGTACTATCTGGCAGCGCTCACCGACGAGACGAAGGACATCAAGATTTTCAAGGGCACTGCTACGGCTGCGACTGAAACTACGCCGAGTTCCGGCAAAACCTATTATGAAAAGTCCGGCTCCGGCTATGTGAAGGTCACTCCGGCATCCAGTGACAGCCCGAAGGACAAGGGCTGGTACACCATCGCGTGATAAGGGGGGTACGCATCGTGACATTCGACGAGAAAGTCAATCGGATTCAGATTCTTTTGAATAAGACCGACGAAGAGGAACTGATCGGTGCGTACCTCGACATGGCTGAAAGTGAGATCCTGTCATGGTCTGGCGCTGAAAGTATTTCTCCTGTGTACGATACAGTCCAGATCATGGCAGTTCTCGCGGGGTACAACATGATTGGCGCAGAGAACCAGACCTCGCATACGGAAAATAACATTTCCAGATCCTTCAAGTACTCAGATATGCTTGACTATATCAGAAACAACGTCTTTGCAAAGGCGGTGGTCTATTGAGATCTCTGAACCGCAATAAAACGGATTTCTGGTATGCGAACTATCATGGAAAAGAAGAAATTCTGAAGAACGGGAAACGGACCGGCCAGTACAAGGTTTTGTACTCCAACCCGGTTAAGATCTCGGAAAATCTTTCCGCAGCAAGGGGTTCTCTCGACAATGAGCTTTTTGGAATCCAGACAGACTACGACAGGACAATAACGTCCTGTAACCGTGATTTTGACATTTCCGAATCGTCGGTTCTCTGGATCGAAAAAACGCCGGAAGTCGCCTATGACGGCTCGACAGATACTCCGTGGGATTACGTTGTAGTGAAAGTTGCGAGGTCTATCAATAGCGTTACTGTTGCAATTCGGAAAGTGTCTGTGCAATGAAGAAGATCGAGTTCGAGCTGAATTCCCATTCCATCGACAGAGCGATCAAGCAGATTCGCAAGTTGGATGCAGAGTGGGACAGGAAAATAGACACTCTTCTTCAAAGGCTGGCATCGATTGGAGCCACAAAAGCCTCTCTCGACTTCTCAAGGGCGGTCTATACGGGAGACAATGACGTTTCCGTCTCTGTGGAACCGATTGAGAACGGCTATTCCATCATCGCATCCGGTGAAGCCGTTCTCTTCATTGAGTTCGGGTCAGGCGTAACCTACGGTTACGGTCATCCGGCTCCAATGGAGTACGGACCCGGCACATATCCCGGTGAAGGGCACTGGAATGACCCAAAAGGCTGGTATCTCCCGAAAGAGAAGGGCGGTACCCATACCTACGGTAATCCGCCGTCTGCGACGATGTACCACACAGCAAAGGATCTCCGGCAGGAGGTTTTGAGAATCGCAAGGGAGGTATTCAATGGTTCCTGATATTGAAACCGATGTCTTTGACGCAATCGCAGGAATTTTGACGGAAAAGTACGACGGCATTTCTATCTACAGCGAATACGTTCATGTTCCAGAGAGTTTTCCGTCTGTGAGCGTGATCGAGGAAGATAATAGCTCGTTCCTACCAGCTTTGGATTCCGAAGGGTCGCACCACTCGCAGCTCATGTACGACGTGAATGTCTACAGCAACCTTTCCTCTGGAAAGAAAGAACAGGTAAAAGAAATCATGCAGACGATCGACGAGAAAATGCAGGCGCTCGGTTTTGTCAGGTTGAGCAGACAGCCCTTGACGCTTCCAAACGCTGAAACTTCTATTTACAGAATGGAGGCACGTTATCGGACGGTCGTAGACGAAAATAAACGACTTCTAAGGAGGTAAAACATGGCAATCGAACTTAGTACTGCCGGTATTTTGCTCGGCTATGCTGTCGAACAGACCGCAGGAACGAAGCCTACTGCGTTTACGCAGATTAAGGGTGCAAAGAGCCTCCCGGACTTCAACCCGGAACCCTCCACCCTTGAAACTACTCCGCTCGAAGCTACGGAGTGGAAGACCTATATTGATGGTCTGAAGGACCCTGGCGGTGCGCTGAGCGTCACGTTCAATATGACAGAAGATCTTCAGACCACATGGGACGCGATTGTCGAAGCGTACAAGACTGCCGCCGAGGCTGGTAAGAAGACTTGGTGGGAGTTCTACATCCCCGGCTTGACTAAGGCGTTCTTCTTCACTGGCAACCCGTCCCCGCTCGGCTTTGCTGGCGCGGAAGTTGACAGCGTTCTCGAAAACACTGCCTATATCACGCCGAACGGGAATATCGGATGGGCAACGGCTGTAAAGCCTACAGCTGTTTAATCTGGAAGAGAAGGAGTATCGAGTATGAAGAAGGAAATCACCATCAACGGCCATATTTACCCTACAAAGGAGATCACGTTCAATACGGTCTGCCAGTTTGAGGAAATGGGAATCCCGATGGCCGAAATCGAAGAGAAGTCTATCATGTTCATTCGGGCCTATGCGGCTATGTGCATGGGCAAGAAAGCGGATCAGGCGGGCGAAGAGATCGAGAATCACATCATCAACGGCGGCAGCATGGACGACATTGCGGAAGTGCTGAAGGAAGCCGTGGAGGAAAGCGGTTTTTTTCAGGCTCTCTCCAAGAGAGCGGCGGAGACGGACAGCCAGAGCGAGACGGAAGCGAAGTAAAAAAGTACAAATCCTTTCGTGAAGAGTGCATTGCGGCGTACCTTCCGCAAAGTCTTGTAATAGGCATCAGCGAAGCGGGGTTCTGGAATATGAACCCCGCCAAGATGAAGCCTTACATAGAGGCAGACAGGTTGCGCCTTGAGAGCAGGAATTATGAACTCTGGCTCCAGGGCGTCTATTTTTACGATGCTCTTTCCATTGCCCTCTCTAATGCTTTTGCCTCGAAAGGGAAAAAGCCTATGGAATATCCGAGTAAACCCCGGAAAATCACACGAGAGACACCGGACGAGAAGGAAGAGAGAGCTGAACGAGAACGCCAGAAGGCGATCATGTTCTTCAAGGCAATGGAACGGAAATACAAAGCAAAGTGTGGTGATTAAATGCCGACAGTTGAAACCCTTGAAATCGAGGTCAAGAAAAGTGCATCTGATGCTTCCAGCGGTATGGAGGGCCTTATCGGTACCCTTAATCGGCTCAAACAGGCCGCAAGTGGCGGCGCTGGCCTTGCCTCGGCTGTCCGGCAGATCAGGAGGATTGGAGAGGCTATCACCGGCGTAAGCGATGCTGGAAGCGGCCTTGACGGCACTATCCGTAGATTGGAAAGTATTGCTTCAATCGACTTTTCAAATCTAAAGGGCGCTGCAAAGGATATTGACAGTATCGCCAACATCGGCGCAGTCCCGCGTACTAGTGGGCAAACTCAGACGGCCCCAACAATCCCAACGGGGGAATTTAAAGATTCGGATGTTCAAAAAACATCGGAGGCGGTAGAAGAATCCGGTAACGCCGCGGAATCGTCTGTTGCCGACTTCAAGGCTTTTTCCGCTGGGCTGAATACGTTTGTGATCGGTGCTGCCGAAAGAGCGACAGCGCCAATCAGAAATCTCGGAAGCCAGTTTGTAAATCTTGCAAAATCAATCGGAAGAATCGCACTGTATCGCGCTGTACGCAGCGCAATCAAGAATATTTCTTCCGCAGCTAGAGAGGGCATCCAGAATCTCGTCCGCTATAGTGCCGCGATGAACAGCACCGATGCTGCCAATGCAAATCGGACAATGTCTGAATATGCGTCGACGCTTCAACAGGTCAAAAATTCCATTGGCGCTGCGGTCATGCCGGTGTTGACTGCACTTCTCCCCCTAATCAATACGATTGCAAGCGCGTTTATCACCGCTGCAAATGCAATCAATATGTTCTTCCAAGCACTACAGGGGAAAGGCACATTCACAAAAGCCAAGAAAAACTCTGTGGATTACGCTAAGAGCCTCAACACGGCATCCGGCGCAGCAAAGGAACTTCAGAAAACGCTTCTCGGCTTCGATGAGATCAACCGCTTAAACGATAAAAACTCTGGCGGAGGTGGCGGCGCTTCTGGTGTCGATTACAGTAACATGTTTGAAGAGGCACAGGTCAGCGATAAGGTCAAGAAAATTGCTGAATGGACAAAGAAAACTATTGATAAGATCAAGGAATTTTTGACCTCGGCAATCGGAATTTTGACAACCGCACTTGGCCTGTTTGTTATCGGCGCAATTCTGGCATTTTCCGGCGCGAATATCCCCCTCGGCCTCGGTATGATGGTTCTTGGCGGCGTTCTTTTCGCAAAAGAGATTGCAGCAAAATGGGGTTCTTTGAGTGAAGAGGTCAAAGACTCCATTATGAAGATCATGCTGATCGTAGGCGGAGCGGTATTTGCAATCGGTGCGATTCTTGCTTTCTCTGGCGCCAATATTCCACTCGGAATTGGCCTCATGCTTACAGGTGCAGCAATTCTCGGAACGGCTGCGAAGCTGGACTGGAACCGTCTGAAGAAGTCCCTTCAAGGGACTCTCGGAATTATCACCGCAGCTGTGTCTACTGCATTTCTCGCGCTCGGCGCAGTCCTGACATTCTCGGGCGCGAATGTTCCTCTTGGGATTGGGCTTATGATCGTTGGTGCGGCTGGATTGGCTGCAACAGTCGTTGCGAACTGGGACTCTATCAGCCAGTTGTGCAAACAGGCCCTTGAAAAGGCTAAACGCGTAATTGTCAGTGTTGGGTATCTTGCGCTTGGCGTTCTCCTTTGCTGTACGGTCATTGGATTGCCGCTTGGCATCGGCCTCATTGAAGAGGGCGCAAAGTCTCTCGCTGAAAAGAGGACCCCGGTTTGGGACAATGTGTCTACAAAAGCAAAGGAAGTCTTTGAAGACGTCAAGAAAATTGCTAAAAGCTCCGGCATGGTCGCGCTCGGCGTTTTGCTGTGCTTTACCGGCGTCGGAATTCCTCTCGGGCTTGGGATGCTCATTGAAGGTGGGGCCTCGCTTGCGCAGAGCAGAGACCCGGACTGGAACAGTATCTTTACCCCAATCAAAAATGCTTGGGCTGCTATTTCAAACTGGTGGAACACGAGCGTTCAGCCAATTATCGACAACTGGAAGAATAAGATCAACAACATTTTCTCTGGGGCAAAAAGCGTCTCTGTATCTGGTGGCGGCGGCTCTGGCCGATCTGGCAGTTTCGGGAAAGTCTCCTTGAAAGCAAACGGCGGTTTTGTTTCCTCCGGCGAATTGTTTGCCGCACGAGAGAGTGGGCCTGAAATGGTCGGTACAATCGGAGGCCGAACAGCAGTCGCGAACAATGACCAGATCGTTGAGGCGGTATCTGCTGGTGTGGCTAGAGCGGTTGCTTCGGTTATGGGAAATATCGCGGATAGGCCGCAGAAGATTTATCTGGACGGAAAGGAAATTACTTCGAGCCAGAACCGCAGAAACCGGATGTACGGGATCGCTACGGCGAACGTGTAAGGAGGCGAGCTATGACTGTAAAAATCGGCGGCGTAGACATCGCCCCTTATATCGCTTTTCAGGGCTTCAAGTGGCAGAGGAATGATGTGGAATCCTCTGATGCAGGGCGAACCCTTGATGGAGCTATGCAGAGAAACAGAGTGGCAACGAAGGTTCGCTTAGACATTACCTGCCGCCCTCTGCTAGGTCCCGAAGCGGCTACTGTCCTCACAGCTATTATGCCGGTGTTCGTGACTGTGCAGTATTACGACCCGCAGCTTGGGGCGGTTACGACAAAAACCATGTATTCCAACAACAACCCGGCCTCGTTTCTTATCAAAAGAGAGAACGGGCAGGAGTATTGGGACGGTATCACATTTCCCCTCATTGAAAAGTAGGTGATGCAATGCAGACAGTTCCGGCAAAATGGAATGACATACTTGCAGGTGACTATCAGGTTGACTTCAAGGCGGTCATCAGTGGGAAAACCTATACATACGGAGAGATAAAATCTGCGCGGATTACCAAATCCATGATGGATAAGCTGACCATCGGACAGGCAACGTCGGCCATGCTGGATATGGTCTTTGAGCCGGATGGGACAATTCCCACGGCGGCAGAGATCAAATGTTATATTCGGCTGAAGGATTACGGTGATGTGGCCACAGACTGGCTCCCGTTCGGCACGTTCTACATCGATACGCGCTCCACGGATGCTTATGGATGGATGACCATTACGGCATACGACGCGATGCTGAAAGCCGAGCAGGATTACATCGACAACTCCGGAACATATCCGATGGCGATGTCGGCTGCGGTGAATTATATCTGCGGAAAGATGGGCGTCGAGTTGGATTCCAGAAGCCAGATCGCGCCCTACACGGTGGATTCTCCGACAGAGGTCTACACGATGCGCGAAGTGCTCTGCGGCATTGCGGCGGCGTCTGGCGGTAACTTCGTCATTACGGAAAACAATAAGCTCCGGCTTGTTCGTTTATCCTCTCCGTCAACCTCGGATGACGTTCCGGTTATGAGCTGCGACATTCTCGGAGATACAGTCACCATCGGCAAGGTAACGCTCTACCCGGATTCGAACACCCAGTATTCCGCTGGGGATAGTGGATACGAGATCCAAGCAGATTGCATTTACGCCACAAAGGAGATTTGTAATTACGTCCGTGGCGTTCTGAACGGCGTAAAATACCTTCCGTACAGTGCTGGAACGGCGTTCTTCAACCCAGCACTTGAATTGGGGGACAGCGTCAAGCCCAATGGAAACGCCTCTATTATGGCCTCTGCGGCCTTTACAGTGGGCGTCTCTATGAGCGCAGATATTGAGGCTCCAATCGAAACGGAGATCGATCACGAATATCCGTATCAAGCGCGGACGAGGGAAGAGCGGATAAACGCGAGATCTTTCTCTGAGATCCGCAAGAGCACGGAGCAGATCGCGCTTGAAGTCTCAGGAAAGATCGATGGAGACGAGGCACAGGCCCTTGTTGACATCAATCTGAACGGGCTGACGCTATCTTACACGACCGCTGAAAACGGCGCAAACATCACGCTCTCAAAAGATGGCGTCTCGATTACCGGATTGGTAAAGGTCGGCACGATCACGGCGGACAATCTCAACCTGACCGGCGCGATTACGTTTGGCGATCTAAGCGCGGACTTACAGACCAAAATCGAGAGTAGCAACGTCCCGGAGTACATTCAGGCGACCTATATTGATTTCACGAAGGTGCAATCTCCCTACATTGAAGCGAACGAGATTGGCTTGAGAGGCGGCTATTTCCATGTGATGGATTCAACAGGCCAAACGGATTACGGCTATATCGGCATGGGCAGCGGCAACAATGGCGTTTCTTCTACGAACGGTATCGTTATGGCCTATGGTGGACGTACAAACTTAGACCTCGGTGGCCATTACATTATCGTTACAGAGAAGGGCGTCCGTATGACGGCTGGGCAGAATTCGCTATATGTTACGGACTCTGGCGTATTCAAAACAGTAAATGGTGTAAACAGTCCCATCGGCGTGGCTGTATTTGGGTGATCTTATGGCTACATTAGAAGAGACTGTCTGGATTTACATATACGATAACGACACAAACAAATATCTGCGGAGCGAAACTCACACGCTGACAGAGGAAATATCGGGTTCTAGTATTGTTCCCGCTGAAACACTGGCCTATAAAACGTATGGGACAACGTATGCGTTGCGAAATTGCAGAGCAACAATATCCGGCATTCCGTGGACTCACTTTGGCCCAGATACATTCGCTTTCCCTGACGGTGGGAAAATTACATTGTATTTTGTGAACAGGAAATATGTCGCTGATTTTAGCTGGACAGACGATGATGCAGCAAAGATAAAGGAAGGCGAACTTCCATCAAATTTGAAAGCGAGCGCAATAAAAAAAGTTGTAGATTTGCTTAATGGCGATTTGGGAAGGATATGGTGGTCGAGTAGTACGCTCCCTGATGTTTCCACAGGCGATGTGATAACTTATAGAGATATCAGTCTTTTGTGGAGCAATCTTTGGCGCACGTTGCTGTGTGTACTTGGGCTGGATGGAGCAGAGCCATACGATCAAAACGTCAAGCCCAAAAAAGGTGAGGCGATTCGAGCCACAAAATTCGCGAACCACGAATATAGCATGAAAAGCGCCATCAATAAGATAATCCAATATCTGCGCCCATAGGAGGTGGAATATGAAAATCGGGAATATCGTTTCGGCTATGCCAGCGTTGCGGAAGGTCGCGGCGGCAGACATGAGGCCGAGAACGCTTTACAAGGTCAGCAAGCTCATGGACTCGCTCGACCATGTTCTGACGTTTTACAACGAGCGTCAGGCCCATCTTGTGAAGTCGATGGGCCACGAGATCGATACGGGATGGCGCGTCGATGATGACAAAATCGACGAGTACCGGAAGAAGATGCAGGAAGTCATCGACGTTGAGGTCGCGGACGAGATGGAGCCTGTCAAGATCCCCGTTGATGAGAATGTGAAGCTCAGTTATCAGGACTTGTGCCTCCTGAGAGGCCTAATCGAATTGGAGGCGGAAGAATGAGCCTAAAAATCATGCAGGGCGACCAGTACGCCATTGTATTTACTGGGACGCAGGACGGCGCGCCGCTCGACCTATCCAAGATTGAGATGATCGAGTTCATCGTCGGCAAGCTGCGCAAAATCTATCCCGGCGAGGTCTCGACGGACTCAGACGGAAACTTCCTGTTCCCTCTGACGCAGGAGGAAACTTTCCAGTTCAAATCCGCCTCTCAGGCCGTGCAGATCCGCGTCAAGTTTACCGGCGCGGAGCCGGTGGTCATCGGCACCAGCATTGAGGGCATCCGCGTAAGCGATTCCATCAGTAAGGTGGTGCTGTGATGATCCACTTTGATATCGGCGGAAAGCCGAGCATCCAATTCAGTCTGCCGCCTTTGCGGGTGTCACCCGGCGGCAGTGGCGGCGGCAACGTCTCATCTGCGCAGATCAACACCATCGTAGCCCTCGACCGGGCGGAATATGACGCGCTGGCCGTCAAGGACGTGAAGACACTGTATCTGATTCGGGGGTGACGGAATGATCACAGTCGGAGAAGAACAGCTAAAGGAGTTGTTTGTCGGTGAGATGGGCATCAAGAATGCCTGCATCGGCGAAGAACCCATCTATACCCGCCAGGGCGGATATTTATACATCGAACTGAACGAAAAGAAAGGGGCATAACCTATGGCAAGTTTTTTCAATCTAATTCTTGATACGCTGGCACCGGCTGGGCTTGCCTTAAAGCTCAACAGCGGTGCGACGTATGCAACCAGCAACACCGTCACCGCAACGATCACGCTGACGGATGAAACCAAAACCGGCTACCAGATGAAGCTCTGGGGCATCAAGGCGGCTGCAACGGAAGAGGACGCATCGTGGGAAACCTTCGCGGCCAGCAAGTCTATCGTCCTGACGGAAGGCGATGGCCTGAAAACCGTACATATCAAGGTGCGGGACGATGTCGGCAACGAAACGGCTGCGGTCACAGCGTCTATCACGGTCAATACGGCAGTTCCGGTGATCACAATCACTGGTCCCGATAAGACCAGGATTTCCAAAGTCTCCGGCTTCGACACCTGCGCGTTCTCTTTCACCTGCGACGTGGACTTCGAGGAATACACGGTGCGTGTTGTGCCGAGCACTAGCAGTCTCCACGACGCCGGTACGCAGATCCCGACCACTGGCGGTTCCAGCAACACCAGCGGCACGGCTGGAGGCTACAAGAAGGCCACGGCGATTGATGTCACCATCAAGGGCACTGACCTTGCGACGGCATCCTCCGGCGACGGTACGAAGATCATCAAGGTCTTTGTGAAAAACGCCGCCGGGACTTGGAGCGTGGCATAATGGCCGCGCCGGGACTGACGTTCACCATCACGGGGAATAAGATTTCGGCAGTCTCCGGGTACGATTCCATCACCGTCAAATTCTCGTCGGACATCGCCTACACGGCCTTTGAATGCCGCGCGACGAAAACCGGCGAGGACTGGGGGCGAGGGAAAGGGGCGCTCATTGCGTCCTTTTCCCAGACCCCGGCGGGGACGGAGCGAACCTTTGAGGTCTACGACGATTTCCTCTTGAATGGTGACGGAGAATACAGAATTTCTCTATACGCACAGGGGGCGGACGGAAGCTGGAATGACAACTATGGTTTTGTGCCGTCCGGCACGACCAAGACCATGCTGACGGCAGACGGCAAGGAATTTCTCTGCATGAAGGAGTGATTTTATGGAAGACCAGTACAACAGTGCGCACACTGGCGCAGAGATCGATCAGGCGGTGTCTGACGTTCAGAACAACAAGGTCGCATGGAGCGCGAAGGAGCTGCCCACGGTCACCACCGCTGATAATGGAAAATTCCTGCGTGTTGTTTCCGGTGCATGGGCGGCAGTGAGCATTGCAAACGCGAATGGAGGTAGCTTCTGATGGCAGAGCTTTTGACAAATACAACTGATCTGACAAAGGTTGCATCAGCTATCCGGGAGAAGGGCGGCACATCTGACCAACTGGTCTATCCGGACGGATTTGTTATGGCCATTCAGGCCATTCAGACCGGCACGGAATTGAAGATCGTCGTGTCTGTGACATCTGGTGCAACCGTCACTGCTACAAAAGGAAGCCTGTCTGTAAGCGGTACATCCGTCAACAATTCTTGTACGTTGACTGTTCCGGAAGCCGGTACATGGAATGTCAAGGCCACGCTGGGCGGGCTAACGTCCGATGCGAAAAGCATATCTATCACCGGCATCTATGACGTGACACTCTCTTTTGTGTCGTCCACACTGAACAATAACGATTGGGCGACCATCAAGGAGGTATCTGACAAAGGACAGGGCGCGAACTATTGGAGCGTTGGCGACTGTAAAGCGGTCACGCTGAACGGCACAGTTGGCACGTTGACGCTGTCAAACTATACGATCTACGCATTCATTCTGGGGTTTAATCACAATGCCGAGCTTGAAGGCCAAAACCGCATTCACTTCCAGCTGGGCAAAACCGCACTGTCCGGTGGAACGGACGTTGCGCTATGTGACAGCAAATATAATTCGCAAGCATCCGCGACGGGCTATTTTTCAATGAACAGCAATGCAACAAACTCCGGCGGATGGAACTCGTCGCAAATGCGAACAAACATTTGCGGGACGAGCCTCGCGAGCTATTCCGGAACGATTATTGCAGTCATTCCGGCGGCGCTCCGTGCCATCATCAAGTCCGTTACAAAGTACACGGACAACACAGGTGCCAGCAGCGACGCAAGCGCGGTGACAGCGACAACGGACTATTTCTTTTTGCTGGCTGAATACGAAGTATTCGGGACGATCAGCCGAGGGAATCCAAACGAATCCAGCAAACAGGCGCAGTATTCGTATTACAGCGCCGGAAACAGCAAGGTCAAATACAATCACAGCGCGACAAGCACAGCCGTTGTTTGGTGGCTCCGTTCCCCGTTTGCCGGCAGTTCCACGTATTTCACGCTTGTGATTCCTGACGGCGCGGTCAGCAACGACAACGCGCACTACTCGATTGGCTTTGCCCCCGGCTTTTGCGTATAGGGAGGCATTATGGACTACATCACATACAAACGCTTCAAGGGAAAATCCATCTCTGGGGAGGTCAATATCCCATACGGCACGATTTTGCAGGAGCATGACGGGATGCTATACCTCAATAGCAAAATGGTTTGCTATGCGACTTCAGAAAACGGCTGGAATCATTTTCGACCACTGACTGATGAGGGGCAGAGACGGCAAGAGACGCTGGAAAAGCTCTACCGCTGGTACGAGAAGCATGGTTGTGGTGAAGATTTCACCGATGAGAACTGGCCGGGACAGGAGAACGGCTACTGGAAGAATCGGCTGCGGACGGCCAGCACGGAACGATTGGAGAAAATCTATCAAGAGAAATTTGGAGGGACACCATGTATGCAGTAAAAAAAGAGGGTGCGTTTGCCGGGTATGCGGACAGCATCGTATTGATCCGACTGCACGGCAACGGCTGTTATGTGCCGTGCAAGGAAGCGGAGGCCGAGGGCTTTTGTGCGAAGATGGCTGTTGCGCTGACCAACGAGGACGGGAAGGAATATCAGGCACTTTCTGACACGGTGTTCCGGCTGGCGGGCAAGTTGCTGAAGGGCACAGAGCCGGAGGGCAGCTATGAAGAGATGGGCGCGGCACTGCCACTCACAGATGCAGAGACAGCGGCGAAAATTTTACTTGGGGAGGCGGAATGATGAACTACACAGAACGGGCGCGGCAACTTCGACCTTACATTGAGAAAGCTGCGGTCTCGCTGACGGACGCGGACGCGCTGGAATCCGTAGAGCTGTTCCCAGCGTGGGCTGCGGGCGTGGCCTACACCGTGGACGAGCGCATCCAGTATGGAGGGACGCTTTACCGTGTGGTGCAAGCGCACACGTCACAGGCTGACTGGACGCCGGACAAGACTCCGGCACTGTTTGTTGTGGTTTCACTGGACGAATGGCCTGAATTCGTGCAGCCTACTGGTGCGCACGATGCGTACAAAAAGGGCGACAAGATTACGTTTGAGGGCAAGCATTATATTAGCCTGATTGACGCGAACGTGTATTCACCCACAGCATATCCGGCTGGTTGGCAGGAACAGACATAAAAATACCGGGAAAGGAAGTAAGAGATGGACGATGGAATTCAGGCAAAGATCGCCGAAATCGAGGCCCGCAGCAAGAGCAACACGCACCGCATCAACGACCTAGAGGAGGACAACCGGGCGCTGCACACGCTGGCGACGTCGGTTGAGGTGCTGGCAACGAAGCAGGAGACGATTGAGGCCAATATCAGCGAGATCAAGGACGACGTCAAGAGCCTCAAGGCCATTCCGGGCGGAAAATGGGAGGCGCTGGTCAAGGCGGTCGTGACGGCCATTGTTGGGGCGCTGGTCGGCTTCGCGCTTCATGCGGGGATAGTGTGATGGAGACGTCGAAGAAGCTGCTGATTGGCAGCGCGGCAGCAAGCGTCGTTTGCATTATCCTGAATGTGCTCGGCGTGCTGAGTGTGGAGGTCACGCTTGCAGTCATCGGATTTGCGACGGCGATTGGGATGTTTTACCTCTGGAAAGCCAAGAACGAGAACCGCAGCAAATACGCAATCAAGTACATCAAGAGCCTGCCGGAAACGTATACGGCAGAGGAAAAGGCACGGTTTTTGGAAATCGTGCTCAAGGACTGAAAGGAGTTACTTATGAAAAAACTGTTTATCTCTCAGCCCATGAAGGGCAAGAGCAAAGAAGAAATACTTGCAGATCGCAAAGATGCGCTCCGGTGCGCGAGGGAGATTGTCGGGGATGAGATAGAAGTTATTGATACATATTTCGAGACGCACCCGGACGTGCAGAACACGGCGCTCTGGTGTCTCGGTCGGTCTTTGGAGCTGCTGGCGACGGCTGACGTTGCGTACTTTGCCCCCGGGTGGAAGAACGCCCGCGGCTGCAAGATTGAGCATATCTGCGCGGAGCAGTACGGTATCAACATCGTAGAAGCGTGAAAGGAGTACATAACATGGAAAAGATCATGAAACGGCTTTCGAATCTGCTGAGCGTGAAGTCGCTGGTGACGCTGCTGCTGACGGTGGTGTTCACGGTGCTGGCGCTGCGGGGTGATATCACAGGGAAAGACTTCTTGACGATCTTCCTGATGGTCATCACGTTCTATTTCGGCACGCAGAGCCAGAAGGCGCAGGACGCGATGGATGCGAAGGGTGATAGTGATGGTACCAATTAAAACGATGCTGGCCCATCGGGCCAACTACGGCACGAAGCGCGGCGGGGACGTTGAGTGGATTGTCATGCACTACACGGCCAACGACGGGGATTCAGATACCAGCAACGGAAAGTACTTCCAGAAGCCGCTCAATCCTGTGGCAAGCGCCCACTTTTTCGTAGATGATGATTCCATCACGATCTCCGTGCCGGAGGACTATGTAGCCTTCCACTGCGGCGCGTATCACTACACGCACCCATTCTGCCGGAACTACAATTCCATCGGGATCGAGATGTGCGATGCGAAGCGCGACGGGAAGGTCATGGCAACGGCCAAGACGATTGACAATGCGGCCGATCTGGCCGCGATGCTCTGCGAAAAGTATAACATCCCGGTTGATCATATCATCCGGCACTACGACGTGACCGGGAAGCTCTGCCCGAAATACTGGGTGGACGATCCGCAGGGCATTGTCAGATTCAGGAACATGGTAAAGGAGAGAATCGAAATGGTGAGTAAGTGCAAGATGATCATTGACGGAAAAGAGATCGAGGTCGAACGGATTTTGAAGGGCGGCACGAATTATATCAAAATTCGGGACATCGCAAAGGCGCTCGATCTGGATGTGTCGAATAAGGGGAACATTCCCATTCTGAATCATAAGCAGTAAAGCCCAGCGTGCCGCGCCACCCGGATTGGAGGTGGTGACGATCAGCGCGAGGGTGCGGATTCCGGATGACTTGGACGGCCTGCTGCAAGGCGAGTGGGAGCAGATCATATCTCAGGCAGGCTACAGTGAGCAGGACGCGGAGATCGTCCGGCGCTATGTCGTGAGCAAGACGCCGCAGATCGACGTCGCGGTGGAGCTGGACATGGCGCGGAGCACGATCACCCGCAGACTGCCGCAGATCTACGCACGAGCGCGGCACACGGCAGCAAAGCTGCAAATGATAAGTGAGTAACAGATACAAGATATTGTGACGGTACAAAACGCCCCCGGCAGGAGTGATCCTGTCGGGGGCTTTCCTCATGTTGTGTTAAGAAAGCAAGAACATTTTATTAAATTTTTCTGAATATATTGACATTTCGTAATATGAAGTATATATTGATGGTGCAGGCAGAGATGCACTGTATACCCGTGTAACCGAATTGACGTTTAAGCGATATGTAATATCGTCGGCCACGGGGAAGCCGCCTTCGGGCGGCTTTTTTTGCATGAGGTGTCGAATTATGAATATATTCGTCTACTCGGATGAATCAGGTGTCTTAGATAAAGCACACAATGAAATATTCGCGTTTGGTGGACTGGTGTTTTTGTCGAAAGATGAAAAGGACATCGCATCGAGAAAATACCATGCAGCAGAACGCTGTGTCAGAAAACATGGCGGGTATTGGGACATGGAAATAAAGGCGTCCACGGTTGAGGCCAACGAAAAACGGAAATTGTACCGATCTCTGAACAAGTTTTATAAGTTCGGTGTGGTAGTCGATCAGCAGACTGTTCAGGACGAAATTATGAAAGACAAGAAGTCGAAGCAACGCTATCTTGATTATGTATTCAAGATCGGCGTGAAGCGACTGCTTGAAGAACTGATTAGAAGAAATCGAATCGAGCAAGGAACTGTGGAAAATATGTATTTCTTTGCCGATGAACATTCGACATCTACAAACGGATTTTATGAATTAAGAGAATCACTCGAAGAGGAATTCAAGAGGGGGATGTTCGCACGAGATTATTCAAGATTTTTTCCACCTCTTTTCCCGGAAGTGCAAACAGTTTCGTTAGAGTTTTGTAATTCCGCAAGCGTAATCTTGGTAAGGGCTGCGGATATAATCGCAAATAGGATATATCATGACGCGATAAGCGGAAAGTGCCAGAACAATTTTGATGACGATTCTAACAAATTGTTTATTACAAGACTTCCGCCGCAAAAAGACTAATAGTGTTTACATAGCCCATGCAGTTCACCGCTGCACGGGCTTTTTCTATTTGCGTCAGAAATGCTGCATAAATGCATCACTCATGCTACCTTCGTGCGTCCCTTAGAAATTTGAAATCCCTCATACTGAACGTAGGAACTGGCCAGTTCACTACATTTTTTGGAGGGATTTTTTACATGGAATACGCAAGCAACGGCAAGGCCAATGCGGCCCTTACCACTGGTATCATCGGCACGGCGGGCGTCGGTCTTGGACTGCTCGGCAATCTGCTCGGCGGAGGCTGGAACGGATGGGGTGTAAATCCGGCTGCGGTGGCTGCGGGGTGCAGCGAGAATATGCCGGTCACACGCTACGAGCTCGACCGGGAGCAGAAGCTGGCCGCGAAGGACAGCGAGATCGCGATGCTCAAGGCCAACACCTACAACGATCAAAAGTCGCTGGAGATGTACGCCTATATCGACGGACAGCTGAAGGACATCCGCAAGTCGATCTGCGATCAGGCAGTCCACAACCAGCGCACTGAGGACAGCTTCGTGCTGGCCCGCCAGGACATCGCATCGGTCAAGTCCGAACTTCACCGCGAGATCGAGATGGAGGCCGAGCGGCGCTGCTGCGGTGACAACAGCATCGTAACGTATGCCAACGCAACCTTTTACCCCAAGCAGGTCGCCGACATCACCACCGGCACCGCAACGACGGCGCAGACGCTCTACAATCCGCTTCCAAAGTGCGGCTGCTGCAACAAGTAAACGCAAGGGGCGGCAATAGCCGCCCCACCTTAAAATGGAGGTAAACCAATATGGTGACAATAGATCAGGCCATGCGCGGAATTTTGCGTTTTTTTGATACGGTAGCATCTCCACATATGGACGAGGTGCGGTCGTTTGTGGCAGGCGTTGGGCTGTCTTTGCTGGCAGACGGCAGCAAAGAGCAACTGCTTGTGCTGAAAGATAACCCTTGGATCAAAGCGATGCGGATTATGGATGAGCACGGAGATGTTGATATTGACAGACTCTATAATAAGGCAAGGCCACGGCTCGATGGGCGAAAACTCCCGATAAAGATTCCGTTTATCGGCAAGCTAACTTTTGCTGCGGACGACCTCGACAGTCTATACAAATACATTCAGGAGGCGTAAAATGAAGCATTATATCGAAGAACTGAAACGGCAGCTGCATGAGATCATGGAGCGCCCGGTGACGCTTGGACGGGCGGAGGAAGTCACGGTGTATGCGGATGCCATTTGTGCGCTGCACAAACTGGACGATGACCATTTTCGTGAGTCCACGAAAATGATGGAATTCACCCGCGAGGATGCTGAAAAGTGGGTATCGCACATGGAGAACGAGGACGGCACGACCGGCGCACGCTGGACAAAGGAGCAGACGGACGCCGTGGCCAATATCACAGGTGTCAATGTGAAGTCCTGCGTCTGGTGGGCGGCAATGAACATGATGTATTCGGACTATTATTCCGTGGCGTCGAAATACGGCCTTGATAGGCCGGAGTTCTACGCCGACCTCGCCAAAGCGTTCTTGATGGATAAGGACGCCGGAGGGCCGGAGGCGAAGATGGCCGGGTATTATCATGGGGTCGTGCTGAGAGGGCACAACTGATGACTAGACTGCTAGTTGTTTGTTAGTAACCTAAACGGTTTCTAACATGTTATGATGCCATATAGTTTTGAAATTAAAATAATATTGCGCTAAAACATGTTACAACTTGCGATAAATATTCTGTGTTATCAACGCACTATATTTGACGTGCATGGGGTCACAGGTTCGAGTCCTGTACTGTCCACCATAAAAAGCCTTGAAATCTCAATGGTTTCAAGGCTTTTTCTTTTTGCTGTTTTCTTGAATTGTTAGTAACGTGTTAGCAACAGGCGCGTCGATTGCATCTACAAGCTGGGCAATATCAAAGTGTTCGTAGATATTTGCGGTGGTGGAATAATCGGCGTGACCGAGGATTTTTTGCAGCATTTCAGGCTTGACGCCGCTCGACGCTGCCCAGCTGGCGAAGGTATGACGTGTGGCATGCGGCGTTTTCTTTGGGATTTTGAGACGTTCCAACATTGGGTAGTAATCCCTTCTTCGAAAGTTTGCCGGAATCCGCTGCCCGGTGTATCCAGAAATCAACAATTCGCCATCTGCTCGCTGCTTCATCTCTGCAAAATACTTGCGTCCCTCTTTGCGGATCGGGATAATTCGATTTCTGCCGGCCTCGGTTTTCTCGCCGCCGATTACGTATGTCTCATGGTAGTTCTCTGTTCGAAGCGTGAATAGTTCGCCGATTCGCATGCCGGTATAAATCAGCATCAGTACGATCTTCGCGGCGTCAGAATCGTCCTTCTCGAATTTTTTGATTTCCGCGTCAGTGAATATCTCTTTTTCCTTTTTCACGTTTTCGGGAAGCTTGATGAAGGACGCAAAGTTTGTGGTGATCAGCTCTTGCCGAATGGCCCACTGCGACATTTGCGTCGCGAGCTGCTTGAACTTGGAAAGTGTGGAATGGGATTTCCCGGATTGCGCGTCGATGACCTGCTGAAAATCTCCTGTGCGCAGCTCCCGGAATTTCTTTTCGTGGAGCGGCTTGAATATGTCATACGCCCACTCATAGGATTCTATGCCCCTCTCGCCGATCTCCCGGAAGTGCTCGGCCTTCCATTCCTCATATACTTGCGAGAACGTCCAATTATAAATCTCATCAATGCTCCGCCCTTGCAGCCGCGCCAGCGCCTCGAGGGCGGATGTTTTTTTATCGTAGTATCCGATGATGATCCCAGACTTTGCGGCGACCCACGGGCGCGTCCTGCGGCCTTGCAGTTTATAGACTGTGCCGGTTCCATTGGCCCGCTTCAGCGCCTTTCGCGGCTCCGGAGATTGCCGCTTCCCGCACCACGGGCAGAAGGCCGCACCGTCCGGTATCTCCTTTTTACACTTGATGCAGAAATTCATTGTTTCACCTTCTTCTGCTGTTTCGTGTTATGGATGATTGACCATGCGATGATGGCAACTGAGGCAACGATCATGCAGAGCACGATCCATGCCGCAGGTTGCAGTTTCCCATTTATGATAAAACCGACGTCTGAGACTCGGAAGTCCAAGACGAGGTAGATCAGCAATGTAAAGGCCATTACGGCACAGGAGCACATTAGGGTATAGATCACAGGGCGGCGGTTTGCAAGCTGGGCTTGCAGCATCGCCGCCGTTTCTTTTTGGTGCTTGATCTCTGCGGATGCCATATCAAGAGAGCCAGACAGCTCGACAAGCTGAAGTTGCATGGCATGATTCTCAGATTCCAGCTCGTGGCTTTTTTCCTCAAGCTGGTGGATCTTATCAATCAGATCTTGAGATGGCAGATGTTCAGAATTTAACATGAAATATTCATCTAATGACACGTCGAGCGCACGGCAAATATCGCCGACCAGATAGACGGACGGATTTTTTGTCGCGCCCCTGAAGAAGTTGTTCAAAGTTGAATCTGAGATGTTCGTTTTATCACATATTTCCTGATTCGTGATTTTTGGATACGCTTGATCTTTGGCCGCTTTGCAATACTCGTTTATTGTCGAATCGTGCAAGAAACGTCACTTCTTTCTAAAATATACATGATTATTCCTGAAAAATGTTAAGATTCGAACTTGAAATGTTAACTTCGAAAAGCGTACTCTGTACTTGCAAGCAAGCTCCCACTCGCTTGCGGTAAGCCGAAACCCCGCCGCCGGGGAGATTCGACGGCGGGGTGATTCAAGCGGTGTCAATCTGTCACCAGTTAAAAATGATTATTCTCCGCTGAGCTTTTTCAATTCCCTTGCGCTCTTGCTTCCGGTAATCATTTCAAGCTGGGAGATAGCTATTTGCCGCAATTTCTCCATCCGTTCTGGTTGCGGAACTTCCTGCTGGATAAGTAATGCGTTGACATTCTCCATATTTGTCATAACGAGCAACTGCTCGATTGTGGCATAGTCCCGAATGTTTCCTTTTAGGTTCGGATTCTCTGCCCTCCATTGCGAAGCGGTTTTCCCAAAAAGAGCGACATTCAAAACATCCGCTTCGTCGGCATAAACAGATCTCTGCTGGTATTTGGAGAGCGTGTCCGGAATTAGGTTGTTCTTGATTGCATCGGTGTGTATTCGATAATTTGCTTTTGCAAGAATACGATTCACATTCCAGTCTAGGGCGTAGCGGTGGTTTTCGTCCCCTTTCAGCCGTTGGTAGTCCTTGATGATATATAGCTTGAACTCAGGAGAAATCCACGACGCAAATTCAAAGGCAATGTCTTTATGCGCAAGTGTTGCAGCATAACGCCCTTGCTTGGAAATAATGCCGATGGCATTTGTTGATGCACACCATTTCTTGGGTGTCATAGCGAAACTGTTTTCACCAGATGCATTTTTAATTGCCTCGAAATCGAGGTAATTAAATTCTGGATTATTGAGTTTTTCCCATAGCCCCAAGAACTCTATTGTACTGCGATTCCTCATCCAGTTCTGGATGACATATCCGGGGAACTCTGGGTTGTGGTATTTTGCGATGTCGGTCAAGGAGATGTAATCGTCCTCGTTTCCAACTGTTGAGACGACGGAAATATCGACCCCGTTCGCGTGAATCGTACTTTGAACTTTTGGTGTAGGCATCCTATCCCTCCCCTTTAGACAATTTAGCCATAAAAACAACTCTATCTTTGTGAAAGTGGTGACGTTACCGAAATGATCTGCACCGGATGATTCACAGTTACTTTGAATTCATTGTTCGGGCATGCTCTGTTACCTCCAAGTTAAAGTACAGAATGGTTATATCACATCCGGTGTACTATAATACGGACATTTAAGAAATCCGACCGTAGAAAAAACAGCCGCGATTTTGTATAGGCTGATGATTGATATATTGGAACGAATGTTTTAGAATGACGGTATGCACAACAGAAGCGGAGAGAGGAAAGGAATTGAAATGAAAAGTCGAGAAGAACGTGAACAAAAAGCTATCAGTCTCTTACTCATGCTATCAGAAAGTGAACTGGACGAGTTTATCGAGCAGTTTACACGCTCAAATGTCTCTGCAAATTGTGGAGCCGTCCCAGAGGATGACGCCGAGCTCGTTGGCTAATGTCTTTGCATTTGCGGTAAAAACCGAGTTTGTAGCCACGATGGCCGAGGTACATCCATAATGCTGCATCCCGGAATAGACCTCTTGAATGGCCTTTGCACCGACACTCTTTCCATAGCGCTTGCACTGAATGGCTACATGTCCGTCCATGATAAGGTCAACACCGTAGTCGCCTGTTTTTGGCGTTAGCTGCACGGAATGGCCTTTTTTGCGAAGAAGATCGGACACATAGTTTTCAAACTGCACACCAGTCATATTATTGATTTCTGATGGGCCAATGTCTGGCACGGCTTTAATTAGCTTTCCACCAGATGCCATCATCACAACAAATAGTAAAAAGAGTTTAATATTGAATCCTCCAAAATCAGGAGGGTCAAGTCTAAATTTTACTATTTGCCATACAAAACCGCCAACCCCGCCGAATACAAATACAGCTGCAATAATGGAGAGTGCAATAACATCTTTCTTCTTCATTATTTTTTGAAGAACGCTTCCAACGCAGCCATAGCACGATCTAATTCGTCCTCAGATAAAGACTTTATAAGTTCAATGCCTTTGGCCTGCTTGGCCGTGAAACCATCACTTTCGGTGATGGTTTCTTTTTTTATACCCTTTTCGTCCGTTTCGCCTTTAAGCCATTCAACGGAAACATTGTATTTAGCTGAAACGACATACAGGTAATTCCGATATGACTTTGTCTTCCCAGCTTCCCACTCAGAAACAATGTTCGTCGGTGCACCAATGGCTTCACAAAATTCCTTTTTCGCTCCGTGAACATATTTGCCATTCTCTTTTTTAGGGATGAGAGAAAGCATCCGTTTTAGCATAATGTCCATACCATCACCACAGGAATTGTGCAATTCTACAAAAACTAGAAAACTCTAATTTTTATATTGCATTATTAGAATTTATGAGGTATCATATGGATGTACCAATCAGAGGGTACAACAAAGCAGCCCCTCAAAGAGCGGCGATTTTTAATGATTCCTGACAAATTCATTGTATCACTGCTCTTTGAGGCTGTCAATATGAAACCTCATAATTATGAGGAAATAAGAAGAGGGTGAAAATGCTTGAAATTCAAGGAACTGCGGCTTGCGGCTGGTCTTACGCAAGCCGAGGTTGCAAAAAAACTTGGCGTAGACCAGAGCACAGTCAGCATGTGGGACACAGGAAAGTCGAAGCCATATTGGGTGTTTCATAAAAAGCTCGCCAAGCTCTACGGCGTAACCGTGGAAGAACTGATGAAGGAGGAATGAGAAATGGGGATCGCAACGATCACGGCGGTTGAAGCGTCGGAACGGCTGCGAGCTGCCGGGATGCGGATCACGCAGGAGACGCTTCGGGCGGGGATTCTGAGCGGGGTGTTCCCGTTTGGGATCGCTATAAAGACGGAGAAATCTATGGTGTGCTGGGTGTTCCCGCACAAGCTGGACGCATGGATCAAGGAGTATTTGGAGGGAGTGGCATGATCTCAAAGAGAGAATGGTACGCCGCATTGCGGCGGATGTTGAAGCGGGCGGCGCTGTGGTTCGGAGGACTGTTTTTGATGACCGCATTATTCTACTTGCGCGTTTGGGGATTGCCGCTGGACGCGGCAGTGATGGCGACGATCTCTGCTATGATCGTATGGTACGGGGCGGCATGATGGGCTGGATCTGTTATCTCGTCTCCCGGCTCAAGGCGGCGTGGAAAGCGCTGGTGGAAGCCGCAGAGAGGCAGAGAAATTATTGGGACGGTGACGGCCAATGAGATACCCGTGTTCAACGTGCCCGAAAAATGCGGATTGCCGCATGGGACTAAGATGCGTGGACTGGCGTCGGTGGTTCGGCGTGACGTGGGACTATGATCTTCGCAAGGCCGCGCATGAGATAGAAAAAGCCGCCCATGTCGCTACACATGGACGGCGGGACAGCAATCCAAAAGTTCCTGATACTCAATATGTCTATGGCCATATTTTAACGGCTGGTTGGCGAAATGTCAACCATTAGGAGGAATTATGAAGATCACAAAGGAACTTTTGAAGGAGAAAGGCGCGTGTGCCGCTGGCTATCGTGACTTTTTGAAGGAATATCCGGTGGATAAGTATCCGGACGGCGTGGAGTATCAGGAACTTTTGGATTGCTGTGCGGAAAAGGATTTTAGCTACGGCTCGTGGCTGCTGGGCGCGTTCGGGAAAACGGATGAAGTCCGAAAAATCGACGGGGATTTGATCGTCGAGAAAGGCATCATCTTTGCCGGACGGCTGGAAGTCAAAGGCTGCATCAAGGCTGGCGGTGGCATCGAGGCTGGATGGGGCATCGATGTTGGCGGTGGCATCGAGGCTGGCAATGGTATCAAGGCTGGCAATGGTATCAAGGCTGGCTTGGGTATCAAGGCTGGCTGGAGCATCAGGGCTGGCAATGGTATCAAGGCTGGCGATGAATTTGGCATTTATGCTGGTCTGCACTTCCGTATCACGAATAAAACTCAACGCAAGATCATCGCAAAAAATCGCCCAGAGAACATCATGTGTGGCGAATTTGAGGAAAAGAAAGATGACGCAGTGCGATAAGATTCTGTTTCATCTTCAGACGATCGGCTCCATCACGCCAGTTGAAGCGCTTGACCAGTACGGATGCTTCCGGCTGGCGGCGCGTGTAGCTGATCTCAAGGCGGAGGGCTGGCCCATCGCGAGCGAGATCGTGCAGAAGAAAAACCGGTTTGGCGAAGTCGTGAGATTTGCGAAGTACAGATTGGAGGACAGAAATGTTACCGGAAATTGATTATTCCAAAGACCCGCAAAACGTGTCGCCGTACTGCTATGACATCTTCGGCGATGAGATCTACAGGGGCGACACCGTGTACTGCGGCGACGAGGGCATGATGTGTGACCCCGGCGCGGACAACTTCGATTCTGGCAACCAGATCATGTCCCTTTTGGTGCAGCAGCTGGGGACGCGGTACATTTTGGAGCAGCTTGGCTATGAAAAAAGGGTTATCGAATGAGTACGTCTACACTCCGGTTGAGGCGCGGTGCAGCATCTACTTTGAAAAAGACCATATCTGCTGCGCATACTGCCCTGCCTATGAGACATATTCCCGCAAGCAGTGCCGGTTGACCGGAGAGTACATTTTGAACGAGTTCGGCAGAGGTTACTACTGCCGCCTGGAATTGGAGGATTTGAATGAAACAGTTTCGGACACTGAGGCCGGATGAGATCGAGTGCCGCGTTGCCCAGTGCAATGAGAAAGGCGCGTCCATCCTGCTTTATAAAACCGCCCGGACGGACGCTGACATTCTGGATGAGACGGTCGGCGCGCAGAACTGGGAGAATGACTTTAAGTTGGTGGATGGCGTTCTGTACGGCGGGATCGGCATTGACTATGTCGGCAACGGAAAGCTGATCTGGAAATGGGACGCCGGGACGGAGAGCAACACGGAGGCCGAGAAGGGCCGCGCGTCGGATGCGTTCAAGCGCGCCGGATTCAAACATGGCATTGGCCGGGAGCTTTATTCCGCGCCGTTTATTTGGATCGACGCTGCGAAATGCGAACGGCTGAAGAAGAACGACAAAACCGGTCGCTGGCAGTGCTACGACCAGTTCGACGTGACGGAGATCAGCTATGACGAGGCCGAGCGGATTAAGACCTTAACATTGGCGCTCAAGGGCAAGACGGTTTACACCTTCGGACACGGCGCAGCTCCGCAGGAGACGAAGCAGACGGCGAAGCCCTTCAAATGCTCTGTATGCGGAAATGATGTTGTGCCGGTCTCCTTTGACGGGAAGAACTATTCCGCCAGAGCGATTGCGGATCAGACCACAAAGAAGAAGGGACAGTGCATGTGCTGGGACTGCTACATGAAGGCGGTACAGGCATGACGGAACTGACGTTTTCTGCGGCGGACTGGACGATGGATGCGGCCGGGACGTGGCTGCGGATCAAGGCGGATGTGCCGTATAAAGCGCAGATGTTCCTGGAGCACATGATTCCGGGCAAAAAGTACGTCGCGGAGATCAAGGAGTTTCGGAAGAAGCGCAGCTTGGATTCCAACAACTATTTCTGGCAGCTCTGCGACCAGATCGCGGGAAAGCTCGGACGCACGAAGGAAGACCTCTATGTCGAGTACATCAAGGAGGTCGGCGTGTTCAAGGACTTCCATCTCTCCCGCGACGAGGCCGCGACATTCCGGACGGCATGGTCAATGCTCGGGACAGGCTGGCCGACCGAGGAAGTGGACTACCAGCAGGACGGAGACAACCTTGTGATCCGCGCCTATTACGGTTCGTCCCGATACAACGCAAAGCAGATGGGACGGATCATCGACCGGGCCGTCGAGGATGCGAAGGACTTAGGCATTGAGACGCTGACGCCGGACGAGCTGGCGCGGATGAATCTGGAATGGGGTGAGAGAGCTGCACAAACAGACAAAGGCAACTAGTATCCCTCTACCGCAAACGATGCAGTAGCCGCC